GTTTCCGTTTATTTCTATTGCTTTCATATTATTGTGCTTGAGAGATTGAGAACCAGTATTCGCTTGCTCCTGTTACTACTACTTGAATTAAATTACTTACTGAACCATCATAAGTACCTGCGACAGTTGAACCTGCAGGAAGCGTTAAAGTATGCGCCCCTGTAATTACTAAGTCTTTTACCATACCTATTTCAGCGTTTGAGAAAGTAAGGGTAGTGTCTCCTGTTAGTGTCTTAGTAAATACTTGTGCAGTACTAAAATCTACATCAGTAGATAATGCAGCACTTGTAGTAAATTCAGTTCCTAACTTAGCGTATGTTACAGAATCGTCTGCAACACCTCCTGCACCATTATACAACTCATCAAAGTTGTCGTTTGCTTTGTCAAATGCGGTTCTTAATGGGTCTCCTGTACCATCGTTGGCAGTAGTACCTATGTTAATTGTTTGTTTAGCCATTGTGTTTTATTTTAATATCTTGTTTGGTCTGCTTTATATTGCGTGGTATCTGCTAAAACGAGAGTAGTGTCCACGCTAAATGTGCTACCCTCTGCATCAAAAGGGTATATACTACCCCATCCATTTGTTTCATTAACATTTCCCCACCAACTACTTTCGTAAACTATTCCCCAATTTATCTCGTTTGCCATCTTTCTCTAGATATTGTTTTAGTTTTTTGAGGTTTACCTCTTTTGGTTTGTATTTATCTTTTATAGTACCCATCCTTGAAATGTTGCATCGTGATCTGGGTGAATATCATCATTTGTATTGCTAGTGTACTCAGGGAATTTAGACTGATTAAAAGCCATATAATCAATAAATCTCCTTGTATAATACTCAGCAATATCTCTCTCTCTTCCAACTAAATAATCCACCTCTTCCTTTGTAGCAGTTTCTGAGTTCTCACTCGTATGCTTATAGATCCCTCCGTTCTTTATAGAATATGCTGCAAATGGCAAATAGTCCACCATAGCAAAATGAATAAGCATTGGCTGAACGTAACTATTAACTAGTGACAAATAATCTCCTGCTAACGTACCTGCGATAATATCTGCGGAAATTTTATTATATAAATCAGTTCCTAGATAGTTTTTTATATGTATCTCCTGAGCAATCTTAATAAACTGTATAAATTTATCAGTATCTACATTACCATCTAGTATGCTATTTTTGACTAGGTCTGTTCTCGATATAAATAATGCTGTTGCCATCTATCCTCTTGGTTTTAAAAATCCTTCGTTTGGCATATCTGTTGGTCTTTTAGCCACTAACGGATCATTTGTTTCAGGAGTAAATCCCTCTCTTCTTGCTTGGTTTACACTTACCTCTGCTCTCGGATTTGTAGCATCAGGATTAACATCTTTAGCCATATAAGTTTTTCTCATCCAAAAATGGTGGCAAGATCCTCCTCCTTTATAAAGCCATAAATCGTATGTATCTGCTCCATTCGGTCCCCATCCTGCATTTACTGCCTTTTGAGACATCTGTTGAATATCCTCTTTTCGATAAATCTTTTTAGCTGCAACCATCTTTCTGCAAAAATCTCTCGATACGTTCTCTCCATTCTTTGTTGTTGTTTGTAAAGGTGCGTATTGGTATCTTACTTTAAATCTTAGATCTCCTGATTCACCATCTTGCTCACTTTTAGCATTAGGTCTAGCAGATCCTGTACTAGCCAATCCTAGCATTTTATCCAAAGCCTCCTCCTGATCATAATCGACCGGTCTCTCATCTACTAACTCCCAATCATCTAGATTCTCATCCTCGCCAAAATCTACCATAAAGTCTGCTAACTGATCATCTACCTTAGGTTTATCACTTGACATCTTTACTCCTGTCTCCTCTTCTCTAGTTTCTTTGTCTACTACGTTATCTAACTCTGTAAACTCTAGCGGTTGTAAGGTCTTAAAGTATAGGTTTAAAGCGATTTGATTATATGCAAGTACTTTATCAAAGGCATCTATTAAAAGTGTCTGAAAAGGTCTTATAACAGTGTTATCCATCAATGTAGATGCAGTCTTTATCTCATCTGCATTATTTCCTAGTCCTGAGTTATCTTTAATTCCTAAAAGCATAGGACTTGAAACTCTGTGAGATACCATTATTTTCTTACTACTCTCGTCAGATAAAAACTGATATTGTTGGTGAGCATCTGATAATTGTACAGGCTCAATACTTGCCGCAGTTTCTGTATTATCATTAAAAGAAAGTATGAATTTCCCTGAATTACTAGATCCTGCAAACTTCTGATGTATTTTATTCTCTATTAACTGTCTTTCCTCCTCGTTAGGAACTCCATTGTTGAAGTTTATAAGCATTGAAGGAGCAAGACCATTCATTATATTATTAAGGTGATAATTTGAGATCTCCTCCTCTAATTCAGCGTACTGTAATCCACCCTGATAATCCACAGGTGAATAGTAATAAAATCCCGCTCTGTAAGGTTTTACAAATAATATCTCGATTGCTTCCTTAGAATACCCAAATGCAGGGATTCTCTTAGGCTCATCTGAGGGTTTTATTTTAGTCCAATCCTTAAAATAGTAATATCCCTCTATATCTCCCTCTTCATTGCATTTCTCTGCTCTTAAAGTCTCCACAGGAAAGTGCTCAACCTGTACAATCTTAGATCTATCCTTAGAATAAATCACTTGCATAGCACATCCTCCCATTAATTTAAGATCATATACCAATTTTCTAACACAATCCTTAGTAAATAAGGTCATCATTTGTGCATACTGATCAGGCTTTCTGTTAGAATCTGTAGCATCTAATCCTTTTCCAAAGATCATTTCTGAAATTCCATTCACAATAGCATTATTTGTAGGACTTCCATTATATCTATCTATCAGATATTGATAGTAATTGTTATCTGCTCCGTAAGAGACATAATCCTTTCCTCTGACCTCTGACACTTTCGGTGATGTATAAGTGCTTAAATTCACCACTCTGACATCGCTAGAGTTCTTTATAATAGGTTTCTTTTTCATAATATTATGTAGTCATTGTCAAAACTGTTCTCTGTGGTATATTCACCCTCATTAACAGAGTAATAGTCATTAGTTTCTTGGTCAATATCCTGATTTGTGCAAAATATTTTATCTCTATATACGATCTCCCCTGATATTTCTATTCTCAAATCATAATATCTCCCCTCTGTTAAAGAAAAACTATGCTCTAGGCTCATATACTCACCTGTCTTTCCTAAAGTAACTACCTCGCTTGTCTCTGTATTTGTACTATCATCTCTCAATATTAACGTGCCCTCTAATCCATAGGATCTAGGTATCATTAGTATTGTCTGAGGATCTGTACTCGTAGTTAAGTGTTTCATATATATATAACGTAATAAATTCCCGTTTTTGTATTAAAAACAAAAAAAAACCCCTCCAATTAAGGAAGGGTCTATTTTATAGAACGATATTATCCTAATTAAGCAGTAGGATCAATGTCAGTTCCACCTGTAGTAGGAGCATCACAAAAGAAAGGTGGTGCAGTCTCCTGAGCAGTTAATGTCAATGTAAATCCTGAAAGATCTCCCATTGCAGCACCTGTAACTATTGTTCCTCCAGAAACTTCTGCTCCGTGGTCTTTACCTATTAAGAAAAAGTTTCCGTTATAGTCCTCAATAACTACCTGAGGTCTCCCTGCAGCTAATAATTTAATCTCTTCCTGAGTAGCACTATCTAAGAAAGTGAATGTAGCGTTTAAAGTAGATTCGTAGAAAGTAGTTCCATTCTCTCTAGATGAGTTAATAGCAGTCTCTAAACTAGAATTTCCTTTAATTTCATATTTGTAGAATGTCTCTGTATCGTCAAAGGTAATAACCCCTGCAGTCGGTGTTAAGGCAGCAATATCTGCATCGTAATTTGAGAAGTAAATGTTTTTTAATCCACCTACCGCACTCTTACAAGGCAATACTCTCCCTTTTGTAATTGAACAAGCCATATGTTTAAGTTTTTTTAGATTAATAAAAAAAGGGCAGGCAGGTCTTTACGGACTTACCTACCCCTTTAGATTGTTTACTTATAATTATGCAGGAGTATAAAGTACGATGTCGCTTCCGATTCCGTACTCAACACCACTTGTAAATCTCATAATTACTCTTACGTTCTGCGATCCGTCAAGATCTCCCATATCTAGGACTTTCACTTCGTTGTGATCAGAAAGTAAGCCTGTGCCGAAGAATAAGTTTGATTTCTCAGCAGCTACCATATAGTTATCAGCTAATCCGTTTGCAACAAAGATTTTAACTCCGTCGAAAGATAATGCTCCGTTGTTCCACCATTGAGTTCCCTCAGCGTTTACACCATTTGCACCTAATCCTGCAGCAGCGAATCCTCCTAATGCTCTCACGTATGCTCTAGCTACGTTTTGAGATACATATAAGTATAAATCCTCTTTTCCATATAATGCAGAAGGGATAGCATCAACAACTTTACCCATCTCAGTAATTACGTTAGCAGCAGTAACAGTAGTTCCAACTACATCAACAACAGTTGCATCAGCAGTCATTTTAGTAACTAATCCGTCAAATTCTCCTGCGTTAGCATTTACACCTTTCCAAATGTTGTTCTCTGTTTTCTCAGCAACTAATCCTGCAACGTGAGCAACTAAGAAATCAGAAAATGCAGGTGGTAAAGAATCGAAAGTGCTCATTCCCATTTGTACGGCTTCCCAATCACTTCTAAAGTCTTTTTTACATAATTCAAGGTTCACTTGGAACTCCTCAGGTTGTAAAATTCTCTCAGTTAAAGTAACTGTAGCAGTATCTGTGAAATCACAAGATCCATCTTTAATAACGTTAGAATCAGTAGCAACCTTTTTGATCACTTCTTTATACTTTACGTTTGGTTTGATAGTGATACCACCATTGTTTAGTGTAGCACCTGATAATAATGCTGCAGCGATGTATTCTCTCGAAAATTCGCCAGCATAAGTAGTTGTAATGTCAGTAGTTGTAGCCATTTTTTAAATGTTTTTTTATTTATTTTTTAATGTTTGCGATTCTTGCGAATACTGTGTCTCTTGTAGACTGTGGTCTGTTCTGACCAAATACCATTTTCTTGGTTTCACTTCCTGCTTCAGGACTATGCTTTAAAGGTTGTGCAGCAGGCTGAGAGGATAATTCCTCTTTTACTTGCTCCTCAACTTCTTTCTGAGTAGATAATTGAGTTTTTAACTCGGCAATCTCATTTTGTAATTTCTCAATTTCAGAAAAGAATGTTTCCTTACTTACTGATTCAATTACTTTTTTAGGTTGAGATACCTCAGCTTCCGCTTCAACTTCTACCTCCATTTCTGGTGCTTCCTCTTCTGTAGGAGCCTCCATTTCTTTGATCTCTTTAATGATACCCTCAGTCTCCACAACTAAGATCATTCCATCCTCTAAGGCATAGTCTCCAACAGGTAAGGCAATTCTATCCTCTTCTGTTACGATAAACACTTCAAATTCAGGAGCGAACTCTTCTGCTTCGATAATAGTACCATTCTCTAGGGTCATTTGAGCTAGTTTGATTTCCTGTACAGTTTCTTGTACATCCTCTGATAACTCAATCCCTAGTACGCTTTTGATTTCTTTTAGCATTTCTAATGGATTTTTCATATTTATATAACGGTTAATAATTATTATTTTGCATTTTCGTATTAACTTTTTCTGTATATACTGCCAATTCCCTGAGCCCATAGCGATCCATCGCAACATTCTCTAGAGTAAGTATTGGTCTCTTTACAATAACACGCTCTAGCACTTCCCTTAGGACTTGTATAACTCGGTGTTTTATCATCTTTATGCATAGCTTTGTGTTTTTTGTATAAAGTATATTATGTCCCATATCTTAGCAGTACCGCCTGTTGGTGTAACATCTATTAAAGAACCATTATCTACAAAGTTTTGGTCTGCATAGTATTGGAATACTTGGTGGAACTCGTGAGCAACATCATTACCTTTAGGGAACGATATATCTACTCCTACTCTTTCATATGGTGTACCATTTTCTGCATCTAATTGTAATCTAAGATATGTCTGATTAGCATTTGCACTAGAGCATTTAAAAGCAATAGTCAATATATAAACATCATTTAAGTTATCAGCTAATACTCTTTTTGTTGTTCCATTGTAATAATCAATACTTGGATAGCTTCTGTAAGTATTTGCAGCATTATTAGGTAAATTGATTTTAACACCATCTGCTAGACTTAATTTATTAGCTGACGTATATTGATCATCATCATATCTAGTCCACCCTATTCCTGTTCCTACTCCTGCCTGAGGGTATAATTTAATCCACTCTCCATTGTAGACAGTCCATACTCCTGATTCAGTAGTAACGTACGCTCCCTCCTCAATATTGTATTGATTTCTTACTATGTCACTATCGACATCCGCTTGTACTTTATATGATGTATTTCTCATTATTTCTCAGGTACACAATTAGGTACTCTTTTTCCATTTTTCTCTTTCCATCCAATCATCTCGTAACCATCCCAACAAGGCTCTTTTAGTTCTAGGTCAATCTCTTTTAATTTACCTATTGCCCAATTAACTCCTGCAGATCCTCCCCAAGCATCCCACATAAGACCTCCACATCCCTCCGAGTAGGGTACATCTTTATGTTGTTGGTGTCTTTTAAAACTTGCCATTCTAGCAATCGTATCTCTACTGATAGGCTCTCCTTTTGCTAATTGATTTGCTCTCGCTTTACCTGTAGCCTCTCCACAAGATCCCCATCCATTTTTTTCTACCCATTCCAATGCTCTCTTTGCATTATTCTTAGCACCCTCAGGATAGTCCGAGTACGATTCTAATTCAACCTCACTAAATAAAGATTTTAATTTCTCTATGATCTGTGCAGCATCTTGCTCTTCCTGAGACATTGCAACCGATTCCTTAGGTCTTTCCATTTTGTCAGCAAAGTAACCCTCTATAGAAAATCCTTTTACCTTACCTGTCTTTACATAATCATTCCAAACATCATCGTTGTTTACTTTGACTGCTCCCATCCAAGTACCTACCGGTACATTCATACCGTATTTTCTACTCTTGTCGTGTACCTCATCCTCTACTAACCAACTCTCAACAAGTGATAATCCTTTCAGATCATATTGATGTTCCATTGTAGAATTGTTTTGATTCCCATTTACTAAGTACATTTGAGACGCTTTTGCGACAGTTTCTTTTGAAAAGTATATATAATACTCATCATCTCCTGATCTGCGATATATGGGCTTGTTAGGAACTAATAAAGCACCCATTAAAATACGTTTCTCTTTATTAACCTCAGCGAGTTTAATCTCTTCACTTTTTAAAGCGACAAAATCCTCCTCTATTGCAGGGTTTTCCACTACTGAGATAGCTTCTACTCCTGTCATTTCCTGATCCTCATCTAAAATGAGTTCTATAATCTTAAAATTGCTCATATTAATATAACGTATAAAACTTTGAATTTTGTATTTTAAATAGATGCACTTGACACTATATTTCTCTCTAGACTTTGAGCAGTAGTAACATCACTTGACACAACGTATGCTTTTACAGGCTGATTATTCTTACTTGCTATTGTCTCTGCTAATTGATTAGTACCTCCTGCTCCTACTATATTAAAACTTGGTGCTTGTGGTTCTGCTACTCCTCTACCACCTGTAATAGTTCCACCTACTGTTGCACCCTGAGGAGATCCACCTGTTTTTAGAGCACTTAATCCTTTTGCCGTTGCTGCTACGTTAGCTGCTATTCCAATTCCTGCACTTATATTATTTGCAGTTTGTTCTGCTTTTGCTAATGCGATACCTCCAGGTATTAAAGCATATTTTAATGCTGCTGCCGCATTTGCTGCCTTAGTATTAATAATAATTTTAGCAACTCCTACTGCACTTTCTCCTAATAAAGCTGCTGCCTGTAAAGCCTTATTTTTACCTGCTAACTGTCCTAATAGAGCAAAACCTGCTGCTGCATTGTTTAAATTAGCATCTCTAATCGAAGCCTCTGCATCTGCTACAAACTGAGCGATAGCTACTTTCTGATTAGCCTCATATTGTAATCTAGCTAAACCATCTTTCATATCCTTGTCAGCCTTGGCTTTAGCATCCTCGTCTTCTTTTATCTTAGCATCTTTTTGTGCTTTTTTTCTATTAGCCTCGTCTGTCTCTAGTTGTTTAGCAAAAGCATTTGCTTCGGCATCTCTCTCTTTTCTAAGAGCCATTTCCTCATTATACAATCCTAATATTTGACTTGTAACCTCTCTCTGCTTATTAAGTCTGTTAGTCTCTAGAACTGTAACCTCTGCTTTAAGTCTAGCTTCCTCCTCTAAATCTTCCGTTGTAGACTTGGATAATGTGTTTTCTAATTTCTTAGCATCTAGTCTTAATGTAGCTAATTCAATCTCTCTATTAGTAATATCCTCTTCAATCTTAGATGCTTGTTGTAAGAATCCAATTCTTTGTTGTACACTAAACTCTTCTTTGTTTATTGCTTGCTCTAATAACCTAGCACGATCCTGATCCGCTTGCGCTCTATCTATAATTAACTGTCTCTGTAATTTATTAGCTGCCTCCAGTTTATTGCTAATCTCATCTGCTACACCTAACTCCTCAAGTGTTTCTTTTTTAAAGTTTTTAACCTTCTCAGAGAATCCATCAAAAGCCGTTCCTGCCTGCTCTAATGCACCTTTAATATCTCCAGATAATACTTTCTTTAAAGCACTTCCTAGAGTAAACAATCCCTCTCCAAACTCAGCTACGGCATCTTTCACATTACCGACAACTACGCCGATCTGTTTCATAATACGATTAAAATTGTTTTGACCCTCTTCTGATGATGTAAAGGCAGCAGCTAGTGATCCAATAGCCACAACAAAAGCACCAATTCCTGTAGCAATTAATGCACCTCTCATTGTTCTAAGACCTGTAACCGCACCTTTGATAGATGAGATCATTCCTTTAAAACCTGATATAGCACCTCCTGTTAATTTATCAGCAGCATCTGTTACACCATCAAAATTATCCTCTACCTTTTTAGATCCCTCAGATACATCTTCTAACCTTTCATTGGTTGTTGCTAGATCTTCATTTAAAGCCGATACGTTCTGTTGCGCTTTATCTGTTTCTACGTTCAGTACAACTACTCTTGTTTCCGCCATCTTATTTCTGTTTTTATTTGTTTAAATGCACCTCTCAGATTATTAGGCAAATAATACTTTCCCTGAGCGATCCTAATATTCTCTGTATCTCCTTTTACTACCTCTAGTATTTTAAAAATATTTTCTAGCATATTTATTGTGAACCTTGATAAAATAATACTGCTGCCTCTATAGCCGTAATTGATGCTCTAGGATAAACTCTAAATACACTTTTTAATAATCCCTCTCCTCCTGTAAATGTTTGAGCAGTTAGGGTATGTATTGTTTGATCTCCACTATTTACTGTGATTGGTGTTACATCACTTATTGCATTGTTACTGCTTAGTCCTACATAGTATGCTCCGTTTGGTGTTACTTGTATTTGAATAGTTTGCTGACTATTTACCTCAATACCTCCACTTGGTATGTTTAAGAATGTACCACTAGTACCGTATCTGTATTGTAGTGTTGCAGTTGTTGCTGCATCAGATATAGCCGTTCCATTCCAACTTGCAGTCGCACTCTGGTCGCTTGAACCTATTACTCCGCTTATAATAACAACTATTGTAGTTTCTGTGTAAGAATCAATAACCACATTCACTCCACTACCTAATACGTTTTGGATATTACCTATCCCTGTAAATCTAAAACCACTATCTGCCGTATATGTGTAAGTAAATGAGTAAGGTTTACCCTCTCCTGCTACTACAGTATGAGAGTTAGGTGCTACTACTGTTCCTACTGAGTTTGTAACTTCTAAACTAGAGTGAGCAACACTTTGTGTAACTGTTATATCAGTCTGATAGGTAACCGCTGCAGGGGCAGTAACATTTACTTTAAAAGTCCTATTAGAACTCTCAAATATTGTAGGTGTTGTGCTTGCTAGGTTTATTATCATTCTATTACCGCCTCCTAGTGTCTTAGTGATTGTAAACTCACTTGTTACATCTGTAGAACCCTCAAATACTGTTATGCTTGTTACTTGACTTGTAGATGTCCACTCTGTGTCGTTATTATAAAGGTCTAGGTCTACATCATAAGCACTACCACATACCGTGTAAGGCACATTACCTGTGTCAATACTCATATTATACCCTGTCAGAGTACCCTTAGTAAAACTCAAAGTACCACCATTACAAGTAGCTGCATCTGTAGTAAATTGTAATACTGCTCCTAAGTCTGTTCCTACGCTATTTGTAGCAAACGCTCTAAAGGAATGTAAAGTAGAATAGTTTAATCCTGTAAGCGTACCACTAAACGCTCCTGAGTTAGTGCCTCCTACATACTCTATATTATCTGAACTCGTTGGTGTACCACTTCCCTCTTTCCAATAGAATCCTTTTTCAAAGTAGTTAGGACTTCCTATGTCTGTAATGTTACCATTCAATACTGCACTTGTGCCTAATACGTTCTCACTTGAAACTGTTGTAACACTAGGAGCAGATGTTGCCGTACTTGTAAAGAATTGTACTACGTTACCATATGCCGTTCCTACATTGTTAGTAGCAAAAGCAACTACTGAATAAGTTTGTCCTGATTGTAGTCCACTTATTGCTGCCGTATAGGTGTTTATGTCTGTTCCACTTACCTCTACTCTTGTTCCACTCAAAGGAGAACCTGTACCTAAAATATAATAGAAACCTCTTACTGTGTAAGGTTGTTGCCCTACGTTTGTAACCGCTCCTGATAGTGTAGCTGAATTATCATCTGCAGTAGCAGAATTAGTCACTACTGTAGGTAAGAAATCTGTAACACAACTTGACTTAGCTACCACTACTGAATAAAGCTGAGGTGCAGTTCTCTCTACTTGTATTGTTGTGTTCTCATCTATTATCTTAATAAACCCATCTGATATAAAAGTCTCGCAATTATCATCTGCGTGTATTCTATCTCCTATCTGAGGATATGTAGTAGAACCACTATGATATAGAGTCCTAGTAGAACTAGATGCACAAGCTAATCCATCAGATGATGTTGTGTTACTTGCACTAAAAGACCTCAATACACAAGGACTAGGCTCAGGCTCAGGCTCAGGTATTGGTTCTGAACAATCTCTATCTACTGTTATATCAATACTATCTGCTGACCAGAATGTAGTGTCTGCTAAAGGACAAGGTTTATCTCCCTCAGGTACCGGTATTATATCTCCTCCACCTCCCTCTCCACCATCAGGTGCAGTAGTCTCTACAAAGTTATAGTCGTTTATTAGTTCTATATCTGCTTTCCCTGTAATCAAATCTGAGGATATAGAGTTTATTTTATAGTAATTTCCTCTTAATCTTATTTTATCATTTAACTGATATTTAAGTAAGAAATTTAGAGGTAAGAAAGCATTTACTTTTGTTAGCCTATTCCTAGAATCAAAGATATTATCTATGTAGTTTCTGTAATACTTTTGGAATAGCGTTTGGTCAAAGCTAATGTTAAAAGTGTACTCACTAGCTTGTAAGTAAAAGTTTAGATTCATTCTACTTACACTAGGGTTTAGTGATAAACTATTAGCTGCTATGTAGTAGTTTGTTACTGTGCTTTTACTATTAGCATCTTGGTATGTCTCATCATTTAAGAAACGTATGTCAGTACCTGAGTTTTGAATAGGATAAAACAACAAAGGGTCTCCTACATAAGTATCTGTATTGTCATCTACAAACCATCCATACTGAATACTAGTATTAGACTTGTCTGAGTTATCTATAAGCCTCTCAAACTTCATATGCTCAAAAGGCACTTCTATCTTGTATACATTCGGAGAGGCATCATAATATCCATCTGTAGAGGTGTATCTTAATTCTCCCCACTCCTGAGAGAACATATTAGTATGCTTCTTAGCTAGAAATGTATTATCTCCTTTGAACTTAAAATCTATCTCACTAAAAGGTATGGCATTATCTACCACCTCTTGGTCAGTATTTATAAACTCC